GGTACGGTGGCGACCATTGGCTCCTTGCGGGCTACTGTGAGAAAAGCGAAAGCGGAAGCGATGAAGGCCGAGGCCGGCGCAGAGGCTATGCGCATAGATAATGCCGAACATGCCACCCGCATTTTGATGGAAAATATTGTAAAACCTCTAAAAGATGAATTCTGTGAAACAAAGAAAGAACTGGCCCGCAATACGCGCGAGATGGCCCGTCTTAGAAAAGCCATTGATACAGCCGGTAACTGTCCTCATCGTGATGATTGCCCTGTGCTTGACAGGTTGCGCGAGTCACCGAAAGAGCATGAATCGGGAAGTCCGGACGGAATCGGCAAGCGCCGACAGCGCGAACGGAAGCCGACGGGCGGGACTGGTGATGGCGGGGATACCGGCGAGTGCGGTGAAGTTGACGATACCGGCGGACAGCCTCCGTAAACTTCCTGACGGGGCGGTGTATCGCGGGAAGAGCGGCCAGGCCAACCTGACCGTAGGGACTGACGGCAAGGGTAACCTTGTGGCCGAAGCTTCGTGTGACAGCCTGCAGCAGCTGGTGCTGTGGTATGAAGAAGAGCTGACACGCATTCGGAGCGAGACCCAGAGTGAAACTTCGAATGACGTTCAAATGGAAGAAAAACGCCCTCCGAACCGGATGCGGACGTTTATGACAGGTGTATTGGCCGGCCTGTTGGCCGGTGTGTTATTAACCATCAAATTTTATAAACGATGAGCAAGAATTTTATTTATGGCATAGCCAGCGTGAAGTTTGGCGAAGCGCTTGTTGGCTACATTGAGAAAGGCAGCTGGGACTGGGGCGGCCAGAAGCCGGAGAGTGTGGACATTGAGGCAGAACAGGTGCCGGATGCCCCGGTACTGACCCTGCTGCAGAAGAACGGCACGGTGAGCCCCACGTTTAACCTGATTCAGCTGGACTACAAGAACCTGAAGGCGGTGCTTGGCGGCAAGCTGAGCCCGAATGACGAAACCCCCACCTCGTGGGAGGCTCCGGAGGAACTGATTCAGCTTTCGGGCAAGTGGGAAATCAAGTTTGTGAGCGGTCAGACGATGACGATACCCAACGGTGTGATTCTGGCCAATCTGGGCGGCAAGCTGACGCTGACGGAAGTGTCGAAGGTGGAATGCCAGCTGAAGATTAACAAGCCAACGGAAGGCGGTGCCCCGTATAAGATTGCCGATGCCGGCTAAAATGTGGTGGCGATGGACAACCGATTGGAACAACTGATAGAAATGGAGTGTGCGGATGCGCTGCTGGACAGCGGCGTGTCCGTTCCTCTTAAAAGGTGGAAGCTCCCCTGGCTGAAACGTCCGTTGGAGGTACGCGTGACGATGAAGCGCCCGCGGCTGCGCGGACAGATTCTGCTGGCGAGGGAATACCTGAAGATGGGCGTTGAACCCGGGTGGCAACCGAAGGACAAGGCCGAGGAACTGGCTTTTGTGGCGGAGCATGGCAAGGCCGTGAGCCGTCTGCTGGCCTATACGGTGTGCCGGGGCTATGTGTCGCGACATGTAGGCATTGGGGTGACGGCGTGGGTGCTTCGGAACTTTGTGGAGTGGCGCTATCTGACGGCTATGTTCCGGACATTCGAGCGTCTGATGGGCACGAAGGATTTTATGCGTATTATCAGCTCGGCGGCGCGGGCGAACCCGATGACTCCGAGACTGAGCCAGGCAAGGATGGGGAGTTAAGGACCCGGTATGAGGGTTCCCATAGCCCTTTCGGCTTCGTGTGGCAGATAGCGAGTGCAACGGGCTGGAGTGTGGACTACATTCTGGACGGTGTGAATTACCAGACGCTGATACTGATGCTGAGCGACGCGCCGCGGTATGTGCGGCAGAAGAGGGACAGCGGTAAGTGTGACAGCCACCCGGAGCGCAGCGCCGAGGATGAAGCGAACGATATAGTAGGATTTTTTCAAAGCAAACTGGAATGAGTAAACCTGTAGAAGTTGAATTTTTGATGAAGGACAAACTTACGCCCGGCATGAACAAGGCCGAGCGTGAGGCACTGGAATTGCGTAATACCGTGAGGCTGCTGGAGGCTGAACTGGAGAGGTTACGCCTTGCAGGTGAGACAGCTGCCCCCAATTTGGACCAGAGTGCCAATATCGCGCAGATCCATGCGCTGGAGAAGCAGCTTGAGGAACTGCACGCACAGTTGAAAATGTTGCAAAATGAATCGGAATCTGTACAGGTCACTCCTACAGATATACCTAATGCACAGCGCCAGTTCAATGGCCTGCACAATAGTATCCAGCAAATAGCCCGTGAAATGCCTTCGCTGGCCATGGGTCCGCAGATGTTCTTCCTTGCTGTATCCAACAACCTGCCAATCTTTACCGATGAGCTGGCCCGAGCGCAGAAAGAATACGACGAGTTGCAGAAGTCAGGCCAAAAAGGCACCCCGGTATGGAAACAGGTTCTGTCCTCACTCTTTTCCTGGCAGACGGCCATGACCACCGGCATCATGCTGCTGATAATGTACGGTGACGAAATCTGGGATTGGACGAAGGATTTGTTCAGCGCCAAAAAAGGTGTGGATGAATTCAACATATCGCTGAAGGAAATGACCGAGATAGAGAAGGACGGACGTGCCCAGATGGTGCGTACCCGCTTTGAATTGAAATCGGTTATCAATGAAATAAAGAACTTCACCGGAAGCAAGGAACAGGAAAAGGCCAAGGTGGAGGAACTGAACCGCAAGTACGGGGAATCTTTCGGATATTACCAAACTTTATCCCAATGGTATGATACCCTTATCCAAAAGAGCGAGGACTATGTACAGGTTCTGCTGCACCAGGCCAATGTCCAGAACCTTGTAAAAAAAGCTGCAGAAGCCGATGAAGAGGTGAATAAAATCAAGGCGCAGAAACCGGAAGAGGCAGAAAGCGCCATGGGCTTTTTCGGGAAATGGGGACAATATATCATACAGTCCAACATGGCAGAATCCGGGCAGTTCTATGACGCACAGGCTGCCATTAAGAAACATGATCAGGAAGCTTATGACATACTGTTGAAAAATGCCGAAAACAAACGAGACGGTTATCTGAAAAAAGCGGAGGACGAGGTAAAAAAAGCCGCAGAAGCAGTCAAAAAAGGAAATATCGGTGGGCATACCGACCCTAAGCAGTCCGGGAAGAATCCGGAAGCGGAAGCCAAGCAACGGCTGGCTACAGAGCGCAGGCTGGCGCAGGATCTTGCCGCCCTGCAGGCCGAGAACCGGAAGGAAGAGATAGACCGTATGAAAGATGGCACCGATAAGAAACTGGCACAAATCGAATATGACTATAACGCCCGGAAAGAAGAGATAAACCGGCAGGAAGCCGACTGGAAGCGTGAGAACAAGGAAGCCGGCATAACTACCGGGGGAGGCGGTTTGACCCCAGACCAGAAAGATGCCCTTGTAGCTGCTCGGGACTCCAACGAAAAGAACCGGAGCGCTGCCATTACAGCCGCTTTGGAGGAGGAAAAGGAAAAAGAAACCGAAGCCATGCGTGATTACCTATCGGAATATGGAAACTACGAGGAAAAGAAGTTGGCTATCACGCAGGAGTATGAAAAACGTATTGCAGAAGCCACCACTGAAGGTGAACGAAAAACGCTTCAGGAAGAATTGAATAAAAAGTTGGCGGATCTGGATATGGAGGAACTGAAGAAAGGGTTGGACTGGGAAGCCGTCTTCGGGGACCTTGACAAAGTATCTACAGAGAGCCTGCAGTCACTGCGTACCCGTCTGAAGGAATATATCGATACACAAAAGGATCTGCAGCCGGATAGTCTGAAAGACCTGGTACGTGCGATAGATTCCATCGACAAAAAACTGAATGAACGCAATCCTTTTACAGCGTTGAAAACATCCATATCCAAGGTGCAATCCACGACCTTATCAGTCAAGGAAGCCCAGGATGCTTACAACAAGGCTGTCAAGGAGGGAACGGAAGCCGAGCAACAGAACGCCAAGGCTACGCTGGATGCTGCGCGGAACGCAAAGCAGAAGGCTTTGGCCGAGGCCACGGACGCGCTGCATAACAGTGTGGGCGAGGTGAAGGAATATGTGGGTGCTGCTGAAGACCTGCTTGGCCTGGTGGAACAATTCGGCATCGATCCCCCCGAATGGATGGGCGAATGGCTGGAGGGTATGGGGCAGACGCTGGACGGGCTGGAGAGCATAGACCTGACACGTCCGATGAGCATTCTGACCGGCGGCATCAAGGCATTGAGCGGTGTAGTGAAACAAGTGTTCAGTCTGGGCGGCATCATCAACTGGAGCGGCAGCAATGCCAAGGAGGTACAAGCCACGATGGAGCGCCTGACCAACCGGAACGAGCTGCTGCAGACCTCGATTGAGGACCTGACCGACACCCTCAAGCAGAGCCAGGGGACGAAGAGTGTGGCGGCTTACCGCGACGCGTACAAGATGCAGCAGGAAACGAATTCGAAC